AAACCAAACGAAACAGTTATCAAAATGGATAACGATGTTGTTATAAATAACTATGGTGGGGTAGAAGAAATGGAGTTAGCAATGAAACTTGGTGGCTATGGAATATTAGGTTTAAAACGCAAAGACTTAATGCAGTCACCAAATGCAAATAACCATTGGAAAACAGAACTTAAAATGCTACCACACGAAAAAGGCGACAACTGGGTAGTAGTAGAAGAAAGTGCAGACATAATGGGAACAGTTCAAATGTTTCATCCTGAATTAATAAATAAAATGGGTGGATTAATGCAAGCAGGAGTATATGGATTTGATGACACATTAGCTTGTATTAGAGCAATACTACTTGGTTATAAATTAGCATTCCTGCCACACATTGACATAGACCATATTGATGTAGGTGGAGATGCTTACACCGAATGGAAACGAAAATATGCAGGAGAGAAAATGGAAGAGTTTTATAAAATCAAAGATGGATTAATAAATGGCACAATACCAATAAAAGTAGAAATATGAAACCAAAAGAAAAAGCAGAACAATTAGTTTTAAAATATTCTAATTTAATAAATTACGATTTTGTTAGTGATTTAAAGTTTAACAACCCAAATGATGAAGATAGAAATAGACGAGTTAAAAAAGATGCTAAAAAATGTGCAATATTAGCAGTTGATGAAATGATACATTATTTAGAAATAATACTTGGAGTTGATAAAGAAGATTTTGAATATTGGCAAGAAGTTAAACAAGAAATTGAAAATCTATGATAGTATTAACAGTAGCAGATAACCGAAGCAAATGTTTTCAACTTGAAAGGTCACTTAATCACTTTGGTTGGCAGTATCATATAATTGAAGTAAACCAATGGCAAGGCTTTGGAACGAAGTTAAACCGAACCTATGAATACTTAAAAGCAAATCCAACTATTAAAGATTTTATATTTGTTGATGCATATGATACATTCTTTTTAGATACACCTGCAAACACTAAACGTAAGTTATATTGGAATTGCTTATTTAATTCAGAAGTAAATTGCTGGCCTGATGAAAACCAATTATCTAAATATGAGGAACGTGAGCAATACACAAAACCAAATACTAAATTCAGGTTCTTAAATAGTGGTGCTTACTATATGCAGTCAGAAACCTTTATAAAACTAATGGAATCAAAACAAATACACGAAAGCGAAGATGACCAACGTATAGCAACTAAATGGCTACTTGATAATCCAAGCATAGGTATTGACCACGATTGTAGAGTATTTCAGACATTATGTGGAATATTGCCAAGTGATTATAAAATAGAAAACAATATATTTATAACTAAAGATAACTTTAAACCAACAATAATTCACGGCAATGGCAAAGCAGATATGAATTTTATTTACAATTTAATACAAACCCAATAAAACCGTTTGTCTTTACGATGAGCAAAACGCATTTATGAAAATAGAAACAGTAAAAATAAGCGCAGTAAAAAGCAATCCCAATAACCCAAGAATTATTAAAGATGACAAATTTAAAAAACTTGTTACATCAATAAAAGAATTCCCACAAATGTTGGATATAAGACCAATAGTTGTTAATGATGAAATGATAGTGCTTGGTGGGAATATGAGATTAAAGGCTTGTATTGAAGCAGGGCTAAAAGAAGTATCAATAATTAAAGCAAGTGAATTGACACCGGAACAGCAAAACGAATTTATAATAAAAGACAATGTAGGCTTTGGAGAATGGAATTGGGGTGACTTAGCTAACAGCTGGGACACAGAGCAATTAACTGAATGGGGATTAGATATACCTAACTTTGAAGTAACTAATTTAGAAGCAGAAGAAGATGACTTTGAAGCACCTGAAGGATGTATTGAAACGGATATAGTATTAGGAGATTTATTTGAGATAGGAGAGCATAGATTGTTATGTGGGGATAGTACAGATAGCGACCAAGTGGCAAAGCTAATGAATGAACAAAAGGCTAATATGGTATTTACAGACCCTCCTTATGGTTATAAATATGAAAGTAACTATCAAAATAAACATAAGGAATTATTGAATGATGATAAAATATTGAATTTTTTACCTAATGGTTTCTTATTTTCAAATGATAATACTGCCTTTTATGTTTTTTGTGGATGGCAAACTTTAAAAGAATGGTTATTAGAAATAGAAAATGCAGGTTTGCAATTAAAAAATATTGTTATTTGGAAGAAAAATAATTGGTCAATGGGTGATTTAAAAGGTGCTTATGGAGGTCAATATGAAATAATACTTTTTGCCCATAAAGGAAGAGTTGAATTAAAAAATGGAAGAGGTCAAGATATTTGGGAATTTGATAGAGTTCCACCAAAAGAACACCCAACTATGAAGCCAATAGATTTAATACAAAAGGCTATAAAAGATGTAAGCGTAGAAAATCAAATTGTATTAGATTTTTTTTTAGGTTCTGGTTCAACAATGGTAGCTTCACATCAACTTAAACGCAAATGCTATGGTATGGAGTTAGACCCTAAATACTGCCAAGTAATAATAGACAGAATGAAAAAGTTAGACCCAACATTAATAATAAAACGAAATGGCATACGACAAGACTAAAATATTTGAACAAGCAAAAGAAGCAATAATAAAACACAAACTATTCTTTGTTGAAGACATAGTAGCATTTATTCCAATTTCAAAGCCAACATTTTATGAATACTACCCATTAGACTCTAACGAACTTAACGAGCTAAAAGGATTATTAGAAATAAATCGCACAACACTAAAAGTATCAATGCGTTCTAAATGGTATACATCAAATGCACCTGCTTTACAAATGGCATTAATGAAACTTATTGCAACACCTGAAGAACTTAAAAAGCTATCAATGACATTTGTTGAAAGTGAGAACACAAACAGAAATGAAAACTTTGATATAAGCAAACTATATGATAGCAAGACACAAACCGATTTGGAATCAACTGAATAATGATACACGTTACTTTATTGTAACAGGTGGCAGGGGTTCGGGTAAGTCTTTTGAGATAGGTAGGTTCGCATCACTTCTAAGTTATGAACGTGGGCATCGGATATTATTTACAAGGCAAACTATGACTTCTGCTCACTTATCCATTATTCCTGAATTTCAAGAAAAAATTGAACTACTTGAATTACAAGATGATTTTGAAATATTAAAAAGCGAAATAAAGAATAAAAGGTCAGGTAGTGAAATATTATTTAAAGGTATAAAAACATCAAGCGGTGACCAAACTGCAAACTTAAAATCATTACAAGGGGTTACTACATGGATATTAGACGAAGCAGAGGAATTAGTAGATGAAAAAACATTTGATAAAATAAACCTATCAATACGACAAAAAGGTAAAAAGAACCGAATAATATTAATTTTAAACCCTGCAACAAAAGAACATTGGATATACAAGAAGTTCTTTGAAGAGAGAGGAGTAATAGAGGGCTATACTGGCATACATCAAGATGCAACATATATTCATACTACCTACATGAATAATCTTGAAAACCTTGACGAATCATTCTTAAATGAAATAGAACGCATAAGAGAAAACAACCCTGCTAAATACAAACATATAGTATTAGGTGGTTGGGTAAATAAAGCAGAAGGAGTAGTGTTTACAAATTGGACATTTGGTGCATTCAATCCTAATAACTTACAAACTTCTTTCGGATTAGATTTTGGATTCAGTATTGACCCTGATGCATTGAGTGAGGTAGCTATTGACCAGAAACATAAAATAATATACGTTAAAGAACATCTATACACTAATGGTTTAAAAACCCACGTATTAATCCAAATACTAAAAGATAGAACACAAGGCAAGGTAATCATAGCAGATAGCGCAGAAGATAGGCTAATAGCAGATTTAAGGCATGCAGGTATAAACATACGAGCAGTAAAGAAAGGAACGATTGAAAGCGGTATAATACGAATGCAGAACTATAATATAATAGTAGAGCCAAGCAGCTACAATATAGCAAAGGAATTAAACAACTATGTTTATGCAGACAAAGCAAGCCATATGTATATTGACAATTGGAATCACATGATTGATTCAATTAGGTATAACGTAATATTCCAACTTGATAACCCAAGCGCAGGAAGATACGCAACAATGAAAATTTAAAATTTAAAATATATGAATAAATTAACACAAGAAGAAGCAATAGAAATGATATTAGAAGCAGTTGAATTAGGAATTTACAGTTTTGTAGATGACACTTCACAATTATTAGATGAGATTCAAGAAGAATATCAAGAAGAAATGGAAAAAATGGGTATTGATTTAGATACTGATTTTGAAGAACATCCGTTTTATGTTTTAAATGAAGCTATGGGTAGGTTATTACACTTTGTAAATAGTTTTGATTTAGCAAAAAAGTAATAAATTTATATATTAAAGAGAATGAAGTTTGAGAAAATAACCATAAGTCAGTTTATAAAATGCAAAACAATTGCAGAACTTGAATCCGACCCATTGAATCGTAATATCAAATTGTTAGCAGAATTGACTAACAAAACTTTTGATGAAATAGAATCAATGCCAATTGAAGACTTAACCAAGTCGTTAAAAGTATTTAGTGAAATAGAGAATCTAAATCCAAATGCAAGGGTAAAAATGGATTTCAAAGTAAAGGGTAGAAGGTTTAAATGTATTTGGCAAACTCAAAAATTAAAAGCAGCGCAGTACATTGATGCAACTTCCTTCTGCAAAGATGAGGCAAATATCATAAACAACATTCACAATATTTTAGCAGCGATATGTGTTGAAAAGAATTGGTATGGTAAGGTAAAGAAATACGATGGTGCGAATCACAAAGAGGTTGCAGACTTGTTTTTAAACCACATGAAAATTGAGCAGGCATATCCTATCATGCTTTTTTTTTGCAGGTACTACAAGGAATTAGCCGACAATATCCTAATTTATTTGGAATTGGAAGCGGAGAAAGCACTGGCGAAAGTGAAGCCAATACTGGACAAACATTCGAAACTAAATGGGGTTGGATTGTAGCAATAAACAACCTTGCAAACAACGATAGAAGTAAGTGGGAATACTTTGAAGATATGAACATAATAGAGTTCTTAAACACATTAGTATTTTATAAGGACAAAAGTGAAGATGACAAAATAAAATGGCAAGCGCAGCAACGAACATAGGCAATAAGTATGGCAGTTCACCTGATACCTTTACAAAGGATTTAAAGACTGGTGTTGATGCTGTGTTCTTAAAGTGGGCAGAAGATTCTATTTTAATAATGTCAAATATTATAAAGAGTAAAGCACGAACTAAACAAGCAAGTACGTTAGCAAGTGATTTATACCCTAATGTAATTAATAATGGAATCCAAATAGTAACCTATCAAAATTATTGGGAGTTTGTAGATGAGGGTGTAAAAGGTGTATTCAATAAAGGCAAAGCACCGAATAGTAGATTCAGTTTTAGAAACTTGGGAGTGCCAAAGGATATGCTTGATAGTTTTAAGCAATACATAGCACGAACAGGCAGTAAGGGATTAAGAAAACAAACTTTAATCCGTAAAAACAAAAAGAAACAAGCAGACTTAATCACAAAGGAAGCAATGAGTATGGCAGTAGCAACCAAGATAGGTGGAATAAAACCAATGAATTATGTCGAACCTGCAGTAGGTGCTAAAAGATTAAAGGTACTAAACAAAGCATTGAGCAAAGAAATGGCAACAACAATAAGATTAGCAATTATAAAGTAATTATAAAATAATGGCAATAACTATTATCACAACACCAAACGCATTTATGGCAGCCTATAACCAAGTGCCATATACAGTTAGTTCAAACAATACTGCACAACCGAACTTCAATTTTATAGTTGATGTAAACCAAACAAGTGGCACAAACAATCCATTAGCGAGGTTAAAATATCCAGTACAACCAAGTTCAGCACAATTAACATTTGATGTCGG